GGGGTTAGGGGTCAGGGGTCAGTAACTGATTTCGACCAGGGCTTCCGCTTCGGCTTCCGTGCGCGCCATGATTCCGCAGCTCGTGGCGATGCTTTCCAGCAACGCCTTCTCTTCCTCGCGGTTGCGGTCCTCTCGGTCCTGCTCCATGATCTCCTGCACGGCCCGCCACGCATCCTGTAGCCCGATGGCCGGCTCGGCATAGAGCGGCCCGGACGGGCCGCGCACGCCCCCGGTGGACTCGATGAACTCGCGGGCGGCCTTGAGCCGTGCGCGGGCGGCCGTCTCTTCCCCGCCGGGCCCCAGGGCGCCGGACTCTTCCAGGTCGCGGATTCGCTCCATTTGGTCGCGGAGCTTCTCTTGGGGCGTAAGGTTCTCTTCGATCAGGCGCCCGGCATTGTCCATAACCCCGTTGAGTTCCTCCTGCTCCTCCCGGGCCTCCTTTGCGTTCCTCGCCGCGCGCAGGATCGAGACTGCCAGACGGTCGAAGTGCTGTTGCGCGTCCGCAATCTGTTGCGGGGTGAACTTGTCGGGCAGCCTCCCCATTGCCTCGGTCAGTTCTCGCATCTGCTGGCGGGCTGCCTGAACTGCCGATTCCTCCGGTGTCATCCCGGTTCCGGCGATGCGATCCTCCAGCCCGCCGAACAGGGTTTGCGTCTGTTTGATGATGTCCGCGGCCTTGCTCCCGGCAGCCTTCTCCCTGGCTTCCGCGGCCGCCTTGGCCTTCTCGTCTGCGATAGCCTTCGCCCGATCTTCGGCGGCTCGTCTGCTGGCCTCCTGTTGTTTGAGCTGGTCGAATCGGCGGGCCCCGGCCGCAGCTGCATCGGCCCCTTCCATTTTGGGAACAAAGACGTCGGGGAATGATACCGCCATGCCCGCCAGCTCCGTCAGCCATACGGCGTGGTTTTCCTTGAACCGCTCCATGGCGTCCCCGAGTTGCGCCAGGGCCTTGGTTGCCCGGGCCGAAGGCGCGCGAACCGTCTGGTCGACGCCCGCGCCGATCGCGTCCAGCAAGGGCCGCAAGTCGGCGGCGCCCCTGCCGAGAATGTCCAGGGCCAGCTTCGTGCGCAGCGCCCCGGACGGGATGTCTGCCAGGGCCTTGGCGACTTCGCGGAATTGGGCTTCCGGCGAGAGGGCCAGCAGGTCGCGCACCGACAGGCCGAGGCCCTCCATGGCGGCTTGGGCCGCCTTGCTCCCGGCGGCTGCCTCGCCGATCGCCTTTTCCATTCTGACCATGGACGTACGCACGGAATCGACGGAACCGCCGGTCGTCCGCATGACGACAGACCACTGCTGGTAAGTGCGGGCACTGACGCCCATCTTGTCCGCCGCGTCCACCACGTCGTCCATGGCCAGGGCCATGCGGCCGATCCCTGCGACGATCGCCCCCGGCGCGAGATACGCCCCGACCATCGGGAGCTTGGACGCCATGCTGCCCAACTCGGACACCAGGCCCTTGCCCTCGGCCTTGATCTGCTGCACGCCCTGCTGGAACGGGCGCACGTTGGCCAGGAAGTTGACGACCAGGTCGGACGGCATGCTAACCCCTAACCCCTAACCCCTTCTTCGGCCCATGCGGCGGAACGTGGCCGCGGCCTGGTTGGCATCGGTGATTGCGCCCTCGTCGGGGTCCGCGTAGGGATCGAGCTTGGCGGGCTCGATCGCGTAGCCCTGCGCGGCACAGACGGCGGCGAAACCCATCTTGAGGACCTCCAGGAGTCGCTTGTACGGGTCCGGCTCGATCCGGCGCCACGCCATCCACTCGTCGAGCTCGCCCGGCGTGAGGTGCGCCAGCAGGGCGTTCACGTCGGCCCAGCCCAGCGTCTCGGCTAGCCGGAAGCCGAATCGCCGGACGGGGTCGCGACGGAGTTTTTTTCCAGGCCCTCCAGGTAGCTGCGGTCGATTCCGCAGTGCCGGCACAGTCGCCGGTAGAGGGCGGCCACGTCGGCGGAGTCCCACTCGAGCACGGCCGCGGCCTCGCGGTCCGCGAACAACCGCCGGCCCTCCTGGTCGACCAGGCAGGCCACGATCAGCCGGGCCTCGCAATCGTCGAGCCGGGCGTGATTGGTGCTGCCATCGTCTTTGAGCACCACGCTCTGGTGACGGGCCCGCTCCAATGCGCTGAGCGATTGAAAGCGGACCGCGAGGCCCGAGACGGGCAGGGTCATGGTGTCGTAGCGGCGCTTGGCGCGGAGGGCGGCGTGCAGCTCGGCGGCGCTGGCCGGGCGCGGGGCGGCATCTTGGGCTTCCACGAGGATCTCCTTACGGCTGGAAGTCGGGCGGCAAGTCGAGCGGGCCCTCGTACTCGGGCGGCGGGGCATTGGGCCCGGGGATCGGATTGCCCTGGGCGTCGTAGCCCGTCATCAGCCCGGCATCGAAGGCGGGCCAGTCGGTCGGGTGGATGCCGCGGGCCAGGCGCTCGTAATGGCGGGCGGCCTCGGCGATCTGCTCGGGCGTGCGATTGGCGCGGGCCTGGCACTCGGCATCGGCCGGGGCCGCCACGCCCATGCGCACGAGCTGGAAGGCGTCGGGGTGGTCGATCTCGGTCCCGGCAGGCCTGATCCCGTCGGGGAACCGGCGCGACGGCTTGCAGCCCATCGCGCGCAAGAGGCGGCATTTCATGACGTCCTCGATGGTTGGTGGTTGGTTTTCTGCTTTCCGCTACGTCGGGAAGTCGGGCAGGCCGGCCAGCTCGATCGAGAACGGGGCCTTCACGCCATCATTGAGGGCGATCGTGAGGCCGAGGCCGAAGCCGGCCGAGCTGAAGGGCCACTCCGTGCTGGCGTCGTCGGCGAAGATCAGCTTCCAGTCGTACACGTCGGGCGTATCGAGGAGGTCCAGGAGGGCCTCGTGCACGGCCAGCACGGGATCGAAGAACAGATTGCCGCTGATCTCGCCGCACTCCGTGGAGCCGGTCTCCATCTTGGGGATCTCGGCGTTGGCGTTGTCGAGGGTGTCGTGGGCGAAGGCCGTGGCCTTGGCCCCGCCCCAGGACAGGTCGAGGATTCCGGCCACCGCCGTGTAGACCTCGGAGATCTCGAGCTGCAATACAGTGCCCTTGGATTTGATCACGGCCATCGGCGGCTCCTTTTGCGTTCAGCACTCGGCGTGCGTTGTCTTGTCAGTCAATCCCCAATCCCTAATCCCCCTCATTACCGTCCGGCCCGGCGGATGATCTCCCGGTCGATCGCCTGGCGGGCGGCCTCCAGCATGGCGGGCTGGGCAGCGGCCAGGGCCGCCGGCGCGAGGCCCACCAACAGCGGCTGGATGCGGCCCGTGTAGCGGACCTTGCCGCCTGTGGGGCGCAGCGCGTTGCCGGTGAGCCGGGCGAGCCTGGTGCGGCGCACGGCCATGCCCGTATAGCGGTCCTGCGTCCCCAGCACGAACCAGTGGATGTTGGTCCGCGAGACGCCCACGCCCTTGCGCCCGGCCCGTTTGTCGAGGGGCGGCTGCTTGCCGATCCCGAAGCCGGCCTTGGCCTGCTTCTGGCCGCGCATCGCCCCGGCCCGGGCCTTCTTGTAGTTGCGACCGAGCGTCTTGCGCGCGGCCCGCTTGATCTCCGCGCTCACCGGCGCGGCATTGATCCCGGCCCGCAGGGCCCGCAGGAGCGGCGTGGCCATGCCGCGCAGGCCCTTCTCGGCCGCGGCCAGGGCGTCGCGGCGCTCGAGGTTCGTGAGGCGCCGTTCCAGCTCATCCCAGCCGGTGACAGTCACGCCGTGGAAGATCGGCGCGAGCCGGACCTGGGAGGCGGGGATTGCGGGGCTCGGTGCCATTTCAGCTCACCTGGGCGCGGGTGACGGTGAAGTCCATCAGGGTGTCGTAGAAGCCGCGGGTGTCAAAGACCGTGGCCATGCTCTCCAGCACTGCGTCGAACTCCGTGCCGGCGTAGCCGGCCAGGCCCGTGCCGGGGTCCGTGCCGTTCAGCCGGACCGCCTCGGCCAGGGCCCGCGAGCCGACGCGGGTCTCGGCCCGGCAGAGGATCGTCACGGACGCGGCCGCGAACCCGGCGCGGCCGCCGAGGTCGTTGGCCTGGTCGTCGCTGTCGATCTGGCAGCAGATCGCGGGCAGGTCATCATCCTCGTCGATCTCATCCCAGCGGATCCGCGCGGCGTCACCGCTGCCCACCAGGGCCGTCACGGCCGAGAGGCCGGCGAGCACGCTGCGGAGGTCCGATTCGAGGCTCACTGGCAGGGGTCAGGGGTTAGGGGTCAGGGGTCAGGGTCAGACAATCTCCGTGGCCAGGATCTCCAGCTCGACGTGGGCCTCCTCGCGATCGAGGACCGAGTCGATCGTGAAGGTGCGGCCACCGCTGACGATCTGCATGCGGGGCGTGACGCCGGCCACGTAGGGGCAGGTGATCCGGTGCGTCACGGTGGCCTGGCTCTGTTTGGCCGCCCACAGCTCCCGGCCGCTCAGGGGCTCAATGGCCGCCCAGCACTCGGCGAGCAACGACCAGGTGGGGATCTGCTGGCCGGCGGCGTCCGGGGCCTTGGCGGCCTGCTGGATCTGGATCCGCCTGTCGCGGCGGCCTGCGGCGATGGGAAGCATGGGGCCGGGGGTTAGGGGTTAGGGGTCAGGGGTTAGGGGTCAGGCGTAGGGGGCCCACTCTTCGATCGCCATCAGGTGGCGGAGTGCGAAGGGGGCCTCGTTGATGATCGTGCCGGTGATCGCCGGCTCGCGGAGCCGGTACCAGTGGGCCGCCAGCAGGAGGATCGAGTGGTGGATCGTCTCGGGCACGTCGCTGGGCGAGTCACCGTAGCCGGCCACGAACTCGACGGTCACGACCGCGTAGGCGTCCGTGTAGGTGCTGGGCCAATTCTCGTTGGCGGCCGGCTTGATGCGGGCCGCGACATCGGGCGAGGCCAGGTCCACCTGGTAGTCGGCGGCCGCGAGGGGCTGGGATGTGCCGCTCGTGTCGAGGTAGGTGATCGCCTCCACGCTCTGCACGGGCAGCAGCGGCAGCTCGATCTCGGCCGGGAAGGCGTCGAGGTACAGCTCCCACGTGGCGGTGATCAGCTGGCGGCGCCAGGTCCGCTCCACGTAGCGCGTGGCCTTGGCGACCAGGGCCGCGACGTAGCTCTCCTCGGCCTTGTCGGAGACGTGGCAGTGCTCCATCGCCTCGGCGATCGAGACGGCGGCCACGGCCGGGGCCTCGGTCTGGGTCATGCGCACGGGCGGTCCTCGCTGGCGGCATTGGCCATCGCGCTGCGGGTCAGCGGAGGTCGAGGCCTGCGGGGGCGGCCGGCAGGACGAAGAGGTGATAGACCGCCTTTTCGTCCAGCAGCCTCTCCCGCGGCGGAAAGACCTGCACGGCCCAGCGGCCGGGATAGGCGGCCGCAAACGCCTCCCACACCTCTCGCCAGCCCAGTGCGCGATAGCCCTCCTCGAAAATCTTCAGTTGCAGCACGGGGCCGAGACAGGAGTCCCGGGTCCCGCGCTCCGTGATCGTCACGCTCATGCGAAGCGGTTGATCGGCACCTCGGCGAAGAAGTAGCTGGCCATGCCCACCACGGCCTTGGTCCCGCCCCAGCAGGCGACCACCGAGCAGGGCCCCTTGAACAGCATGGGGAAGCTCGGCTGCCAGTCGAGATTGAGCTCCACCGGCACCTCGCCGGCGGCCGTGACCTCGCTGGCCTGGATGGTCTTGAAGGCCAGGAGCTGCGAGCAGGCCGGGTCCTCGATGTCCGTCGTGACCGCCTTCTGGGCGACGCTCGCCGCGGCCGGCCCGCCGCCGAGAAGGTTCACGGGGGTGACCACGTCGGAGCTGGCCTCGATCGGCAGCGGGATCGCCTTGGCGGTGTCGGCGAAGAGGATCACGTTGGCCTCGCTCGCATCGGCGTCGAGGTCCCCCTGGCCGCCGAAGAAGAATCCCAGCGGGATGTGGTAGAAACCCGTGGGCGTGCCGACGGCCAGCTCGGGCTGATCCGTGTCGATCGTGGTGCCGGCACCACCGCCGGTGATCCCGGCGATGTCGGCCCCGGCCGAGATGCCGCCGGCCGTGACGCCGAAGGCCGCCCCGGCGAGCACCAGCTCGGTCTTCCAGTCGGCCACGAAGAGCTGGCCGGCGCGGGTCCCGCGGAGGGACCGCAGGATCCCGTCGCCCTGGATGTTGGCGCCCTGTTGCTGGGCGACTGCCGAGAGGATGGCGTTGATGTCCACGGTGGTTCACTCCTTCCCGCTTGTTTTTGCGCGGGTCAAGCCAGGTTCAACAGAAGCAGTTTGCGGATCTCGGCGAGCTCGTAGCGGACGGCGCGCAAGAGCTGCACGCCTTCCGTGTCGGCGTCGGGGCAGAGCCACTCCTCGCCGCTCCAGCGGAAGATCCGGCCGGTGTCGCTCTCCAGGAACGAGGAGCCGGCCGGGATCGTCTCGGCCGCGTCGGTCGTCGAGCCGGCGCGGTGCGAGCGCGGCTTGGCGTCGGTCGACAGGCCGATATAGCGGTGGATCGTGGTTTCGAGCACGACGGCCACGGGCCGTCCTTTCGTTCACGCGCCTGCGAGTCGGCGGCTCAGTCGTCGGCCGAGGCCGTGCCGATGATCCCGCCGGTCTCGTTGGCCACCTCGCAGTAGTAGTTTTCGAACCAGTACATGGCGTCGCCCACGAGGGCGGCCGCCTTGGTGGCCAGGTCGGTCCAGATGTAGTTGCCGGCGGCCATGCCGGTGGTGCCCGTGAGCAGCTCCACGCCGGGCTCCGTGTCCTTGGGCTGGAGGAGGTTGTTGAGCAGCAGGAGCCGCGTCGAGAGCGTGGTGTCACCCTCGATGCACGCCGTGCTGTAGGTGCCGCGGATCGTGCAGTTGCGGATCGTCACGCAATCGCTGGCCCCGTTGAGGTGGATGCAGCGGACCGCGCCGGCCGCACTGGCGTGCGTGGTGGCGTTGAGCCGCTCGATGAGCGTGCGATCGCACCCGGCCTTCAGCGCGATCGTGGCGGCGAACTCGTCGGTCCCGGCCCCGTCCTCGCCGTCCATCGCGTCCAGGTCCAGGAGCTGCGTGTCCGTGACCCCGGCGTTGATGTCGATCGCGATCAGCACGTCCGTGACGCTGGGCAGGAGGCGGATGTTCTTGAGGACGCAGTTGCTGGCCGTGATGTCGATCGAGGCGTTGGCGTGATCGAAATCGAAGCGGGGCCGGTCCGTGCCGTTGCCCAGCCCGATGATCTTCAGCCCTTCGAGGTTCACGTCGATCTGCTCGTTGCCGATGTTCTCGTTGTGGTTCGGCATGAGGAAGATCGTGTCGCCGGCGGCCGCCGCGGCGATCGCGTAGGCCAGCGTGGCGAAGGGGGCGTCGGGATTGACGCCGTTGCCGGCGGCGTCGCTGGCCGCGGACTCGGCCGAGCCCACCCACCAGATGCTCCCGGTGGGGAAGAGCTCGCGATCGACGATCGAAAAGATCCCGCCCGGCTGGTGGCGGCCGAAAAACTTGGTGTCCATGCGAAGGTCCTCGTTAGGAGATGGTGGTCGGGTTGGTGATCGCGGCGGAGGGCCGGCGGGCGTCGGCCAGGTAGACCACGGCGGCCTCGTCGCCCTCGTGGGCCATGGTGATGCGGGCCGCTACGTAGCGCAGGTCGTAGCTGGTGGCGAGGGCCGCGACCTCGGCGGCCGAGCACTCCAGGAAGATCCAGTCGCCCAGGGCGTCGGCGACTACTGCGCCCGAGGTCTTGACGACCGTGACGCTGGCGTCCGTCTCGTCGGGGCTGTCGCTGGCGACGATCTCGACCAGGGCGACCCCGTCGCCGGCGCGGAACGTGGCCATCACGCCGCAGGCGAAGTGGTCGTAGTCGCGCAGATCGACCCACCGCTCCGTGGTGCCGCCGTCCGGCGAGGTCACCTTGGCATCGGTGGAGCCGGGATCGTGGTCCCACATCTGCATGAGCAGATTGCGGGCAAAGTGCTCGGTGTTGATCGCGCTGACCATGGGCGTGCTCCGGGCCGCAGCGCGGCCGCGTCAGGCTCCTAGAGCGTGTTCTCGTTGGCGGTGATCGCGCGGTGGGGCCGGCGGGCGTGGGCCAGGTAGACCACCACGGCCTCGTCGCCGGCGTTCTGGCAGGTGATCCGGGCGGCCACGTAGCGGAGGTCGTAGCTGGTGGCGAGGGCCTGGACCTCCTCGGCCGAGCACTCCAGCACGTACCACTCGGCCAGGGCGTTGAGGACGATCGCCCCCGAATCCTTGATCACGGTCACGCTGCCGTCGGTCTCGTCTTGGCTGTCGCTGGCGACGATCTCCAGCTTGACCACGCCGGTCCCGCCCAGCACGGTCTGGCAGACCGCGGCCACGAAGTGGTCGTAGTCGCGCAGGTCGACCCACCGCTCCGTGGTGCCGCCGTCCGGCGAGGCGACCTTGGCCGAGGTCGAGCCGGGATCGTGGTCCCAGATTTGCATCGACCAGTTGCTCAAAAACTTGTCGGTTGCGATGGCGCTGGCCATGGGATTCTCCTGGTTCGGCCGCGGGGACCTCGTCGGGGATCAGCGGGCGGCGATGACCACGAACGGCGAGAGGGTGTCGCCGGACTTCTTGGGCGTGAGGGCCGATCGCCACCAGCAGCGGCCGTCGTTGCGCATCGTGAAGCGGAAGGTCCGCTCGTTGTAGATGAAGCGGACGTGGATCGACTCGGCCGACTCCAGGGGCTGGTAGGTCCCCTCGAGGTATTGCGACCAGTTGCCCAGGAGGATGTCGCCGGCGTCGCCGAGCTTGGGGCAGTACTCCGTCTCGATCGCGGGCCGGCCGAAGATCGTGTCGGGCTCGCCCTCGCGGGCCGATCCCTGCCAGACGGGCACGCCCCCCACGCCCACGGGAATGACGAGCTGCATGAGCTGGGGCAGGGTGTCCTGGTTGTAGAGCCAGATCGCGTTGCCGTAGCCCCAGCAGCGGGCCCGCATCTTGATCAGGTTCTGGTAGACGATCGTGTCGGCGGCCTGGCCCGTCTCCTTGGTGATCGAGATCAGGCAGGGGGCCTTGAGGGCGCCCTCCATCTGGCCCGCGCCGGTCCCGTTGAGCTTCTCATCGAGGATCTTGGCGGGGTACTCGGTGCGGAACCCGGCCTCGATGAGGGCCGCGAAGCTGATGGGCGAATCCACCAGCAGCTCCTCGGTCGCGTAGCTCAGGCCCATCAGGGGCGTGGCCGTGAGCTCGACCTGCTCGAACTCCATGCGCGAGGGGTCCACGGTGCCGGCCTCGCTCCGCCGGTAGACGCGGAGCCCGCCCGAGACGCTCGTGGTGTGGTTCTTGTCGGTCCGCGCCGGGATCGAGACCTTGGCCGCGGCCATGGGGATCTGGGTGGTGCGGCCGGCGGTCGGGTCGGCCTCGGCGGCCAGACTCAGCAGGTTGGGCAGGAAACCGGCCGGGACCAGGAATCCGCCGTAGGGCGCGGCGTAGGTGCCGGCCTCGTCGCTGCCGGCCGTGGCCTGCTTGTCGCGGAGGTAGAGGAGCCGCTCGTCGTCGGTCTCGCCGCGGATCGTGGCCTGCATGACGGCGACGAAGAACTCGCGCGGGGTCTTGAATCCCCGCTTGGGATCCTCCAGCCAGGCCGGGCGGGGATTGCCGATCGCCCTTTCCTGGCCCGGGATCACGGGGGCGTCGGGCAGCGAGAGTCCGGCGGCCAGCCTGCGCCGCTCCTGGTGCCGCTCGATGGCTGCGCGCTTGGCCTCGCACTCCGCCTTCTTGGCGTCGCGCTGGGCCTGGAGGGCCTGGAGCTTCTCGGGGTCGGACTCGGCCTCGAGCTGGTTGTCGATCGCCTCCAGCTCGCCCAGGAGTCGCTGGGCATCGGCCAAGAGGGTGCGGAGCTTATCCATGGGTGCCTCCCCAAAAAAGAGCACGCGCGGTGGAAAACGATCCGCCGGGCCAGCGCCCGGGTGGACCGCCTTCAACCGCGCGTGCGTGTTGAACAGCGATCGGTGGTTTGTCGCAGGGCCGCCGCCCGCGCGTGCGTGGCGGCCGGTCCATCAGTCAGTGATTCAGTCTGGCGCCTCGGTGGCCAATTTCAAAATGTCGCGCTCGATTTTCGCCCGCTCGGCCCGCCGGCGCGACGAGCCGGACCGGGCCGTTGCCGTGCCGGCCAGCTCCGCCAGGACCTGATCGAGGGGTGCGATGCGATCCGCCAGACCGGCGGCCACGGCACGCTCGGCCGGCATGGTGCGTCCCTGCCCGAACTCCTTGCGCACCACGGCCTTGGTGACGCGGCGGCCCTCGGCGACGCCCGCCAGAAAGAGCTCGTAGTAATCGTCCACGTCGCGCTGGAAGGCGGCGCGGGCCTCGTCTGTGAGGGGGGCGAAGGGCTGCCCCTCCACCTTGTAGGGCGCGGCAAAGATCATCGAGACCTTGATGCCGGCCTGCTCGAGGGCCGCGGTCCAGTCCTCGTGCATCAGGTAGACGCCGATCGAGCCGAGCTCGGATCCGGGCGAGGCGATCACCTGGTCGGCGGCCGACGCGATCCAATAGGCCCCGCTGGCCGCGAGGCTGTTGGCCACGGCCACGATCGGCTTGCCCTGGCCGCGGGCCGCGCGGATCTTGGCCGCCAGCTCGGGCGTGCCGTAGACCACGCCGCCGGGCGAATCCACGTCCAGCACGATCGCCCCCACGCTCTCGTCGGCCATGAGCCGGTCCAGCTCGCGGCCGATCTCGTCGGTCGAGCTGCCCCACCAGCCGCCCCGCTGGCGCAGCAGGCCGAAGACCTCGATCTGGGCGATCCCGCCCTGGACTGCGGAGAGCTTGCGGGCGGCGGCCTCGGGCGCGGGGACCGCGGCGACAGGGAGCAGGGGAGCGGGGGAGCGGGCGAAGAACGCGGCGCAGGCCCGCTGGTCGAGGGCGAGGATCAATTCGCTGGGGTTCATGGGGTCATCCTTTCGGGGTCGTTTGCAGGAGCTGACGGATTTGCGCGGGGCGGAGCTCGCCCCATGCGCGGTAGACGGCGGCCGGATCGGCCGCGGGACCGAAGGCGGCGCGGAGGGATTCGGCGAGCGCGCCCGCGACTTCCGGGGTGCGGGGCCCGCAGATCGGCCCCAGGGTCCGCTCGATAAAGCCCGCGTGCTTGGCGTCGAGCCAATCCAGGAGCCACTCGCGGAAGCGGGCCGGATCGGCCGCGCCCGGGCGCACGCGGCGCCCCAGGTCGCTCAGCTCGCGGGCCGTGATCCGGCCGGCAACGTCGGCCGCGATCGCGGCGGCGTCGAGGCCGGGGGGCGCGGGCAGGCAGGCGCGGGCCTCGGGGTCTTCTTCTTCCTCCTTCCCCTCTTCCCTTGTCGATTCCTCCCGCCCTTGCTGCTCCTCCCCTCCATCCCGTCTCGCCGGCGGCGCGGGCGGGGTAGCGGCCCGGGCCTGGCCGGCCTGGTCGAGGGGCACGAAGTTGACGCTGATGAAGTGCTGGTCCCCGTCGGGCCCGATCGGGTTGCGGTCCTCCAGCTCCAGCACGTCGTTGGGCGAAAACGCGCCGATCCCGATCATGGTCTGGTAGAAGCTGCCGCGCTTCTCGGGGTCGGCGCGGAGCATCGAGTCCACGTTGTACTTGACGCCCTGGGCGGGATCGTCGATCAGGTCCCGCTGGTAGGCCGCCTCGAAGCGGCGGATGTAGGGCAGCATGGTCCAGACGAGGTGGCCGCGGGCCAGCTCCTCGATGTTGCTGAAGGTCGCGCGGTCGATGTTTTGCACGAGGAACGCCGCGACGCGGAAGATGCTGCAAATCTCCTCCTTGGAGAACTTGCGGGACTCGATCCACTGGGAGTCGCGGTTGTCGATGCCCAGCGCGACCAGCTCCATGCCCTCCTCCAGGATCGGGGGATTGTTGGCGTTCGAGGCCCCGCCGTGCATCCCGCGCCACGAGCTGCGGAAGCTCTCCTTGGCCGCCGGGACCATGCGCGTGGGGCGCTTGATGTAGTAGGGCGGGACCATGCCGTTCTTGAACGCGCTGGCCCCGTGGGTCTCGGCCGCCGAGGCCAGGCCGACCACGTTGCGGGCGTAGGTGATGGGACTCACGCCGCTGAGGCCGTCGAGCGAGAAGAGCCGCACGTGCAGGACCTGCTCGGGCAGCAGCTCGCGGCGGCCCCTGGGCGTGTGGTGCACGTAGATGATCTCGCCGTCGGGGGTGAGCTCGGGCCGGATGCGGTCGGGGTGGCGGGGCACGAGCTCCGCGATCCGCAGGTCCGGGCCCAGCACGATCTCGCAGTAGGCATTGCCGCGGAGGGCCAGGTGGGCCATCATCATCTCGTGCCACTCGACCGAGGTCTGCCAGGCGTTGGGCTGCACGGCGAGGAGGCGGTGGAGCGGATCGCCCCAGAGCGGGCGGCGGGCCTGGCGCCCGTCGCGCTCATAGCGCTCATAGACGTGCACGCTCATCGAGGACATCGTCTCGCACAGCACGCGGATGCAGCCGAAGACGGCGGCCACCTGGAGCGAGGACTCGGGCGAGAGCTTGACGCCCGAGGTCGTCTCGAGGGACCCGGCCGGGGCGTACCAGAAATCGTCGAGCGGGCCCGGCACGGTCGCGGCCCGCAGGAGAGACAAGAAAGCTTCGGCGATCATGGGCGATCTTTCTGGAGGAGGTGCAGGCCGAGGCCGAAAGCAGAAATCAGCAGGCCGGCCGCGGCCATGCCGAGCCAGGGGGCGAGCCACCAGGCCCC